CATTCGTTAAGACCGAAACCCCGGCTGCATACCTTGCAACTGGCGAATTGGCTACACGTTACATTGCTGGCACATCCCAATGGGGTCTGCTAATTGGCGCGCAGGATTCAACCAAGCGACCAATTTTTAGCGCATCACAGCCACAAAACGCTGCTGGCGAAGTTGGAACACAGTCACTACGCGGAAACGTAATGGGTCTTGACCTTTATGTATCCAACAAGGCTGTTTCAACATCCATTGATGAATCAGCATTCATTGTTGTTCCATCATCTGTTGCAATCTACGAAAGCCCAGTATTGCAGCTTTCAACAAACGTAGTTACAACTGGCGAAATTGAAACAATGCTTTATGGCTACCTAGCCGTCAAGGTTGTTACAGCCGGTGGAGTACGTCGCTTTAACCTGACCTAAGTCAGAGTTAGTTAGAAGTGTGGGGGGTGCGGCCCTGTGCCCCCCACACACTTCAATAGATAAGGATTAGAAATGGCACTGATAACACTAAGCGAGCTAAAAGCCGTACTTGGTATTGGTGACATTTACGCAGATGCAATTGTGCAAGAAGTAGCCGATGCAGCTGAAAACATAGTCCTATCTTTACTTACTAAAAACCAATGGGCCGTAGTAGCGCATGAGCGCACAAACCTTGTAAACACAATTACGACAGATCGCCCGCATGATGTTTATGTTGGCCAGTCAGTAGTAATTGCTAACAGTGGCTCAAACTTTGATGGAACTAAAACAATCACAAAAGTTACCGAATACACAATGTCATTTACTGGCACTGGATCGGATTACCCAAAGCATGGTGTCGTGCCTTACGGAACAGTAAGCGCCACACAGTACATTGATTACTCAACCGTTGATGAGGTACGTCAAGCAGCGCTTGCAATTGCAGCCGACATTTGGATTACCCGCACTGGCACACTTGGCCAGCAAGGTGTTGATTTCCAAAGCCCAGCCCCATACCGTTTAGGCCGATCCCTGTTTACCCGGGTATCTGGATTACTTGGTAAATGGATGGACACTAGGGGCATGGTGGGCTAATGGCTGACCTAGCCACATACCGGGCTAACCTTGCCGCAACTCTCGCAGCTGCTGGTCGGGTTGTTTACTCATACCCAAATGAAAACATAACCCCACCAGCAATTGTCCTTGTGCCGGGATCGCCTTACATAACCGTAAGTGCCATTGGTGGCGCTCGTTGCAATGTGCGTTTTGACATCACAGTAATTGTCAATGCAGCTGACAACCAAGCAGCCTTAAAAAACCTTGAAACTTTAATATTTAGTGTCACCGATCTACTAGCCAATAACATTTCGTTTTTGGGTGGATGGTCACAGCCAACAGTTCAGCAAATCGGAAATGCCGAGATGTTAATCAGCCAACTCAACATCGAGATGGTCACAACCAACTAGAAAGGCAAGTCATGCCAGCAACATACATAACTGGTCGGAATCTGACCCTGAGCATTAACTCGGTGTCCTACGCTGACCAAGCAAGCACAGTCACATTGGAACGCGAAAACAACCAACAGGTACTTGAAGTGCTATCAGGTCGCGCTTACAAGACCGTTGATAAGTTTGCGACATTAAACGTGGAACTATACCTAGACGATTCAGCATCAGCAGGACTCATCAGCGCAATGTGGGATGCAGCCAACAGCGCACCAGATACATCACTGTCTTTCAGTTTCGATGTAAACGGTGACACTTTTGCTGGAAACGTATTCCCAGTATTTCCAACCGTTGGTGGCGCCGCTACTGACGTATTGACTACCAGCCTTAGCCTTGTGGTTGAGGATGGAACAGTAACCCGAACATAATCGAGAGAACAGGGCAATCATTATGGAATACAACGTAACTACAAAACAGGGCAATAACTACATAGTGAGCGATGAGTCCGCTTGGTTGTGGGTCGAGATCGAAAGAGAACTCGGCTACACAGTCAGCCAAGCAGCTGAAAAGATGAGCCAAGGCTCGCTGGATGTAATAACTTGCATGCTTTACAAGGCCGCCAAGGCCGCAGGCAATACCAAGTTACCAAGTCAGCAAGCATGGGTTATCAATGAGTTTGAGACCTTTGAGGTGGTCGAGGACAGCCCAAAAGAGAGTTAAGGGATGTGCTAGTGAGGATCGCAGTATCAACTGGCATACCTTTGGCGGATCTCAAAGACTGGTCGCTCGCAGACATTAACACAGCGATAACGCTTATACGGGAAAGGAATGGACACAATGGCTGAAAGATCAACCATCAAGATCCAACCTGACTCAGGAGACTTGCGTAACCTTTACAAGGCATTTAGAGACATGGATGAGGGATCTAAGACAGCCTTAAAAGATGATGTAACAAGTATTAGTGCATGGTCAGCAACAGAGTTACAGAGTAGTTACACATTTAACCCATTCCCAGCACAGGCTCAAAAAGTGGCAGCTACAATCCGAGCCAACAAAGACAAAATACCTAACGTTACAATCGGTGGCAGTAAAGGCCGATTTAGTGGTGGGGCAGTATCTGGTCAAGTCTTATTTGGATCTGAGTTTGGTGGCCCAGCACCTTTTGCTAATGGTGGTCGCAGATTCCCTGAGCGTTCAGACTCCTCTGGGCGAGGCAACATAGGCTACGGCATATTTAAGAAGCTAAAAGAAATCCAGCCAACTCTTACCGCACAATGGAAAGAAGCCGTTGAGCGCCATGTAATAAAGAAATGGGATCAAAATGGCTGACGTTAGAACACTTAAACTTAATTTGCTTGCTGATGTAGATCAATTTAACAAAAGCATAAAACATGCTGATGACAGCACTAACTCTTTTAGCAAAAAAGTTGGCAAGTACTCCAAGGCAATGGCCAAGTCTTTTGCAATCGCAGGAGTAGCGGCAGGCGCTTATGCAATCAAGTTAGGTGTGGATGGTGTAAACGCAGCTATTGAGGATGAGAAAAGCCAAGCAACTCTGGCACAAGCGTTAAAGAACACAACCGATGCCACTGATGCCCAAATTGCTGCAACTGAAAAGTACGTCAGCGCAACTCAAATAAGATACGGCGTATCTGATGTAAAACTACGCGCATCCCTTGGCAGTCTAGTTAGAGCCACTGGCGATGTAACCGAAGCACAAAAACTTAATAATTTAGCCTTAGACATTTCAGCTGCTACCGGGCGAGACCTTGAAACTGTATCGCTGACACTGGCCAAGGCTTATGACGGAAACTTTGGATCGCTTAAGAAATTAGGCATTCCACTTGATGAGGCAATTCTTAAATCTAAAGATTTTAACGTAGTACAAGGTGAGTTGACCAAGTTATTTGGTGGCGCGGCAGCTGCCAATACTCAGACTTACGCAGGCCAACTGGCCATTGTAAAAGAGCGTTTTGATGAGATGAAAGAATCTATTGGCGTATCGCTTTTGCCAGTGATGAAAACACTCCTTGAAAATGTAAACTTAATGGCTAAGGCTTTTGGTGGCGATGATCCCGAGGGATTAAGCGAGCGCGCTAGAGAATTGGCTGGGACTTATGACGGCCAAGGCGCTGGGGCATACAACCTTGGTTTGGCCTTGCGTAATGTGGCTGGTTCTTTTGCTGATGTCTTTGACACAATAAACGGTGATGGCCCTGAGGCAACTAGCACTTTGCAAACTTTAGCCGATGCACTTAACAAAGTAGCCAATGGCATTGATAGAATTGCATCCGCTTACAACACTGGCAAAGAGGCTTTGAGTTTTATTGGCCGCGCTGATAGCAGATTGCAGGACTTTTTAGGTGTGCCTCAATCAGCTCGTGGCCCATTGAGTAGGGCTGCAGGTGGCTCAGTTATGGGTGGGCAGGCTTACAGGGTTGGCGAGTTTGGCCCTGAGATGTTTGTCCCAAGTGGATCAGGATCTATTCGCCCGGTAGACGGCGCAGGCGGTAACACAGTCATAAACATTAACGGCGTTATTGACGCCGAATCAGCCAGACGATCAATCGAGAAGCTGCTGCAAAACAGCGCAAGGCGCACAGGCCCAATCAACCTAGTTGGCGCAACACTGTGACAACTTATACGCCATACCCAAAAGTGGTATTTGCTGGCGCGGTTGAGTATGCAGATAACACAATCAGCAGCATAGGCATAAGCCTTGGTAGGCGTGACATCTACGAGCAGGCACAGCCCGGTATCGCCAGTGTTAGATTATGGACTGATGCAGACACAGCGCTAAACGTTAATCTGTCAGACAGTGTAGAGATCAAGATCCAAGACTCAACGGCGGCCTATAAAACTATCTACACAGGCATAATCTCAGACATTGATATCACACTAGATGCCTACGGCTCAGAGGGATCTGTGGCCATTTACAACATTACAGCCGTTGGCCCATTAGCACAGGTCAATAAGCACACCACAGGCGGGCTAGGGTTTGCCAAAGAGTTTGACGGCACAAGAGTATTAAACATCCTGTCAGATGTATTCCTGCAAGATTGGGATGAAGTACCGGGCGATCTTATTTGGTCGAGTGTTAGCAACATTGCAACTTGGGCTAACTGGGATGGCTCAAACATCACCCTAGTAAACGATCTAATTACCGACATTGACACACCCGGCACATACGAGCTGACTGCCTACTCTGGCGGCGTTACTGATGCCTTAGCCCTAGTCCAGTCAGCTGCCCAATCGGGTCGAGGTTTCTTATTTGAAGCACCTAATGGCTCGATTCATTACGACTCTTACGATGCCCGCGCAGTCTATGTGCCATTGACACTCACAGCTGATGATCTACTCGCAGCAGGCTTGCGTCAAGCCGCCCAATGGTCAGAGATTGTCAATGATGTGACGGTGACCTACAAAAACGGCCAAGAGGCTTACGCAGCGGATTACACTAGCCAGCAGTCTTATGGGCAATTAGCAGGCAATCGGTCAACCACATTAGAAAACGGCGCAGATGCCGAAACTCAGGCAGAAGCATTCCTTGAGTCTCGGGCGTACCCACGCACCTACCCCGAAGAATTGACGATTCCACTGCATAGCCCAACGGTTGGCGATGCCACACGCGATGCACTAATTGCCATGCTGGTTGGCTCGGCGGTTTACACTCAGCAGTTGCCAGCAGTATTTGGCACAACCTTTGACGGTTTCGTTGAGGGTATGCGCTGGAATTTAACAAGGTACACAAGCGACCTAACACTAGTTTGCTCGGCACTGTCCGAGACATACCCGCACAAAGTATGGCTGCAAATCGCACCAACTCTCACATGGGCAGGTTATACTCCTATTACGGAAGAATGGATGGATCTATAAATGGCAACAACCACACCAAACTACGGCTGGCCAGTACCAACCAGCACTGATTACGTTAAAGATGGCGCAGTTGCCATTGAGGCTTTAGGCGATGCCATTGATGCCACAGTTTTTGGACTTGGCACGTCAGGATTAACTTTGGTTAGTGCAACAACCGTTGGCAGTGCTGTTGCAAGCGTTACGATAAGTGGCGCATTTAGCAGCACTTATGACAATTACAAAGTCACTTATACCGGCGGGACTACTAGCGCTTCCAACCAAAATCTTTATGTGCAATTAGGCGCAACAACTACGGGATATTATTCAATTCGCTCGGGAATACGTTACACCGCCGCCGCATTTGATTTTGTGGATAGCAATAATGGATCAAATTGGACTCCGTCTGGTTGTATTGACACTAACCCAAATTTAAATTTTGATATCTTGCAACCAAATATGGCAAGAATCACTATGTTTGACAGTTCGTGGCAATCGGCAACTGGTATTGCTTTTGCTGCTGGTTATCAAAATTCAACTACACAATTTACCGCATTTACATTTACACCTGACACTGGCACATTTACAGGTGGAACAGTCCGCGTCTATGGCTACAAGAAATCTTAAGGAGTAAACATGGCAACTACAACCGCAAAACCAAATATTCAAATCGATGACTTAGTGCGCGAAATGACCACCGAGGAACACACCGCATACAAGGCACAGCAAACAGCAAACGCGGCACAAAAAGCCGAAGCAGAAGCAAAAGTGGCAGCGCGTGAAAGCGCACTGGCAAAACTTGCAGCGCTTGGATTAACAGCAGATGAGATCGCCGCGTTGTAATGGCATTACCAATCAAAGACAAGCCAATCAGCACAGTATGGGGTAAGGCTGGGAAGCACTGGTCTACTGGAAAACACACAGGCATTGACTTTGCCTGCCCAGTTGGCACACCTGTTTATGCAGTGCAAGACGGCACAGTGTGTGCAGGTGGCTGGGGTAAGGCTTACGGGGTATCTGTGCTGATAGATCAAGAGGCAATCGGCACAGGCGCAAAGCGTATTGCAGGCGGTTGGGCAATCTATGCACACTTAACCAAGTCTTTTGTAAAGCCGGGCGACAAGGTTAAGCGCGGGCAAAAAATAGCACTATCAGGCAACACAGGAAACTCCACAGGGCCTCACTTACATTACGAAGTCCGCGACAAAGAGCGCTGGACAGGTGGTAAGGATTTAGACCCAATGCCCTTTTACAATCTGGAGGATTAGCCATGAATAAAACGCGCAACATACTTTTGAGAATGGTCGCAGTCTTTGCAGCTTCAAGCCTGTCAGTTGTGGGCGCGTCAGCTGTGGCAGGTGTTGAGCCAAGCAAGGCAATCATCATTGCTGGCATTGGCGGCGTGGCGGTAGTTATCGAGGGACTAGCCCGGGCATTCCTAAAGGATGGCAGCCTTAATGACGCAGAAATAAATGACATCTTTACAGCCATAGATAAAAACCTTGACAAATGAACAATCTTGTGACGATCGGCCAAGCTGCTGGATCGCTTATTGCCATACTAACCTTGGCAGGAATGCTAGTTAAATGGGGCATTGTCAAGCCAATTAAAGCCTACATAGACACAATGACTTATGCCATACAGCCTTATGCCAATGGTGGGAAATCCTTGCCAGACTTGATAAATAAGGTCGATGCACTACATCTAGTGCTACAAAATCATTTAGACACAAGCCACAACACGCCTGTATTCTCAAAGTGCTTGTGCGAATCCTGCCTTTCGTGCTAAAACTGTTGTTGTAAGCGCCAAGGCTTACAACTGAGAATAGGAATCAGGGCATGAACACATTATTAATACTTTTTTATTGCTTAATACTTTTTGCATTGGGTGTCTATGTTGGCATGCAGGCAGAGCAGCAATACCAGATCAAACTTAGAGCCAAATTTCGTGCGATGCATGGGCCAACCATTGAACAAGCAATGTATAACGATGGCTGGAGAATCTAATGGCCTTTGACATACAGAACTACACAACTGTCCAAGAGCGAGTAACAGAGTTTTACACGCGCTACCCAGATGGTTCAATTCAGTTTGAGTTTATGGGAGTTATGGATGGCGACCCAAGCAAGATGTGGGGAGTTGCCAGCGCGTATCGCACAGCTGATGACACTCGTCCGGGCGTGGGAACAGCATCAGAATTTATTGATGGCAAAAGCCCTTACACAAAAGGCTCAGAGCTGCAGAACTTAGAAA